GCGGCGCACACACCACACAAAGGGGAAGGCAAACCCCCTCTCCCCCGTGTGTGTGTCGAAAACAACGGGGGGGCCCCCCCCCGCCGGAAGGGATAGAAAATGGCAAAAGAAAAAAACGAACAGGAAGTCGGCGCGACCGTCGATGTCAAACCGGAAGAGGTAACCGTAACCGCTGCCTTGCAGGCCGAGATTGAAGCCTTGAGAGCCGAATTAGACAAAGCCAATGCCGAAATTCAGGCAGCGCAGGCAGAGTTGGCCGCCGCGCAAGGGCGCAATGTCGAATTGGAAAGACTGCTTGAAGCCGGCCTTGCCCCCGGCGGCATTTCAGACGGCGAAACTTTGACACCTGAAGCGGAAGCCGCCTTTTACACCGGCAGCGGAGCACCCGCCGCAGATGCCGAAGTGGTGGCGATTAAGAGCAAACACGGCCATGCGTTTTTCCGCGCCGGCTACCATGTACAGCCGCACTGGACGTTTGTGCGCCGTGCCGACTTCGAACCCGCCGACTTCGAGCGTCTGATTGGCGACCGTATGGTCGAAGCGCGCGAAGCCCTGCCGACGGATGCAGCATGAGTTACGCCGCCGTTGCCGATTTGGTGGCGCGTTTCGGCGAAGCCACCATCACCGGCCTGACCGACTTGTCCCGCAAGGGCGTGGTGGACGAAGCCATTGCACGGCAGGCTTTGGATGATGCCGCCGCCGAAATCGACGGCTATCTGATGAACCGCTATACCCTGCCGCTGCCCAAGCCGCTGCGCATTTTAACCGTGTATTGCTGCGATATTGCGGTGTACCGCCTGTGTACCGGCAAACGGCAGCTTACCGAAGACATCGTGCACCGCTATGAAGCGGCAGTGAAGTTCCTGCAACTGGTAGCGGCGGGAAAAGTCGGCTTGGGCGTTACCGAACCTGCAGGCGAAAAGCCCGCCGTGCAAGGCAACGGCGTGATGTTTACCACACAGGAAAAGGTGTTCGGCCGTGATAGCGTCTATTGAACAAGCCATCAGGCAGCGGCTTTCAGACGGCCTCGGCCAAATGGTAACGGGCGTATTTACCTATGGTGGCGAGTTTGACGGCGAAGGTTTGGCGCAGGTGGTCAACCAGTTCCCCGCCGTGTGGGTCATGTTTGCCGGCATCAAAGACACCGTCCGCCACGATACGCGCGGCAGCCGTTTTAAAGCGATTGGCCAATTCACGGTATTGGTGGGAGACCGTGCCAGCGGCAGCGAGGCAGACAGCCGTTTCGGCGGCCTGCACCGCCCTGATGTCGGCCCCTACCGCCCGATGCCGAACGGCCGCCACCCGCTGACCCAGCAATCGTTGGGCTTGCAGATAGGCCGTCTGCAACCGGGTGCGGCCAAAAGCCTGTTCAGCCGCCAAATGGAGCAAGACGCCGTCAGTGTGTTTGCACTGGAATTTGAAACGTATTGGTTTGAAGACGCGCTGCAAGACGGCGATTGGCCGCGGCCTGCGGTTTCAGACGTCCAACAGGCGCAAGTATATGCCGACGTATCCGCCTACCGAGGCCGCACCGACCCCGAACATCCAGACTTTAAAGGCGCGAACCTTGAATTTCGCATCCCGCCGAAAACCCCCGACCAACCCGCCGATATGGCGGCCCCCCCTGAAAACGCGGGGGAACCAAAAACGAAAACAATAAAAAACGCGCCCCCCACCGCCCGCACGAGCCGCTGGAAGGCAGCCCGCACGAATACATTAACGGCCGGGAAACCGTTACCGTACCCGATACCGCCTATTACCGCCGCTGTATCGAATACGGCGACCTTGTGGCCGTAACCGAAGACACCCAACCCGCGAAAGGCAGCAAATAATGGCATCCGCAAACATCAATTTCGAAAAAATCCCCGCCAGCACCCGCAAGCCGGGCGTGTACGCCGAATGGAACACCAAGCTGGCCGTGCGCAACCTGCCCACCAACAAACAGCGCGTGCTGATTGTGGCGCAGCACAACAATCCCGCCTTGGGTGGGCTTACCGAGCTGGAGAACGTGTTTTCCGCCGCCGATGCGGCCTCCAAATACGGCGCAGGCAGCATGGCGCACCTGATGGTTACCGCCGCGATTAAAGCCTATGCCTATGCCGATTTAAGCCTGATTACCGTAGCCGACAACAAGGCCGGAGTGGCCGCCGCCGGCAAAATCACCTTAAGCGGCACAGCCAATACCCAAGGCGTGTTGCGTGTGAGCATTGCCAATGCCGACACTTTAACCATCGGCATCGGTGCCGATGACACCGCAGCCACCGTTGCCGCCGCCGTCAAAGCCGCCATCGATGCCGTGTCCGATTTGCCGGTTACCGCCACCGTTGCCGAAGCAGTGGTGACGCTTACCGCCAAAAACAAAGGTACGGCCGGCAACGCCATCCGCATCAAAACCGGCAATACCGCCGAAGGCATTACCGCCGCCGTTACCGCCATGACGGGCGGCGATGCCAACCCCGATATTGCCGCCGCGCTCAATGCCGTGGTCGCCGAAGGCCACCACATCATCGCCTGCGGCATCAACGACGAAACCAACCTGCTGAAACTGCGTGCCCATTTGGATACCGTAGCCAGCCCGATGGAAAAACGTTGGGCAATCGGCGTATACGGCCAAACCGGCACGCTGGCGCAAGCCACCACCTTGGCAGGCCGTCTGAACCACGGCCATATCGTCAGCGCATGGTATCGCGGCACCCCCAGCCTGCCTTGCGAGCTGGCCGCCGCCTTTGCCGCCGTGATGGCGAGCGAAGAAGACCCCGCCCGCCCGTTGAACACGCTGGCCTTAAACAGCATCGGCGTGTGCGAAAGCAAAGACAAAACCATGCGCACCGAGCAGGAAAACGCCCTTTATAACGGCGTGACCCCGATTGAAACCAGTCCGGCCGGTACGCAGGCGCAAATCGTGCGCGCCATCACCACCTACACCAAAACCGCCAACGGCACGGCAGACGAAAGCCTGCTGGACGTAACCACCGTGCGCACCCTGATTTATGTAAGCCGCGCCTGCGTCGACCGCATCGCCCTAAGATTCCCGCGCGACAAATTGAGCGACCGCACCCCGCCGCGCGTGCGCAGCGAACTGATTGACGTATTGATGCGCTGCGAAGAGCTGGAAATTTTGGAGCGCGTGGAAGAAAACCTGCCGAAACTGATTGTGGAACGCGACCTGCAAAACACCGGCATGTTGAACTGCCGCATTCCCAGCGATGTCGTCAACGGCCTGCATGTAGTAGGTATGGTTGTAGATTTATATTTGTAAGAAAGGCTGAAACATGAGTACCGAATACGTTGGCAGCGTCATCCTCTATCTGGGCGCAAACGAAGTCGAAGTCACCAAAATCGACGTGAAAGACAACACCGGCAAAAAGCCCGTAAAAACCATGAACCGCACCCGCCGCGTTAAAGGCTATACCCGCGGCGTCGGCCAATACGACATTACCTTTACCGCCGTGGTGCCGACCGACGGCACGGCGGTGGACTGGGCAAATATCGACGATGCCAAAATCAGCCTGGTGCCGGACGTAAAAGGCGCGCGCCCGACATCGTACCTCGGCTTCTGCGCCACCGAAGCGGGCGAAAGCTATACCGTGGACAACGAGCTGGTGGTGGATGTAACCGGTTTTGCGATTCGGAAGGTGTTGGAGTAAAGATTTTCTTGTTAACAAAAAGCGCCCCTTTGGGGGGTTTTTTTTTTTTTTTTTTTTTTTTTTTTTTTATTTTCAATCTTTTAAGCAAAATGATTGAATTTTGAAAAAAGATTTGATATTATGCGACCGTATCAATACAACAGAAGTACGTTGTAAGTGCATAATAAAGGAGCTTTAACAATGGGACTGACTAAATTCGGCGAAGCCGTTCGTGAGGCTCGCCGTCAAACTAAACAAACTTTACTGACAATGGCTAAGGCACTAGACACTTCACCTGCCTTTTTGAGTGCCATCGAAACAGGGCGTAGTAAAGTGCCTATGGATTTTGTGGAAAAGGCAGAAAGTTTTTTTGAAAAACTAGGCTATTCTACTGAGCAGTTAAATCTAAGACAAAATGCTATGGTTGCTAACGAAAATGCCCCATTAAATGGGTTGAGTTTGCAACATCAAATGCTCGTTGCAGGATTTGCAAATTCAGATTTCAATCAAGAGCAACTACAAAGATTTGCTGACTTACTAGCAAATATTCATTCAGAATTACAACGGGAGCAAAATAATGCAAAATCAGAATAGTATTTATGCTTTAAGAGGGCCTCGAGTTATGCCTTTGGCGATAGAAGATATACATTTTTGGGCTTCTCATACTGCAAAAAAGTTAGAAATTAAAAAAAGCACATTAAAGCACATGGATCAGTTTATGGAACAACTGAGGGAGGTGTCCGGCATTATCATAGACCCAGTTGAAGATGAAGAATGGTTTCATGTTACTAAAGCTTTATGTCATGACCTCACGATTTGTATGCCCAACAGCCTCTACGTTCGCATCTGTGATGGTGAACCTGAGGCTGTATTCATTTTATTTCACGAGCTTGGGCATCTTTTTTTAGGGCATCAAACTGCTTTACATTATAGCGATATTGCACCGACCAAATTTGAAGATGCTGAATGGCAGGCTGATGAATATTCAAAAGCCATCCTAGAGATTATTGGAATTAACTATATACCTGAACAACTTTGTTTGAAGTTCTGATAAAGAAAAACGACTTGGAATGCTTCCAACATCCCAAGCCGTTATTGTGGTGTACTGGCATACTTCCAATATGCTGTACAAGCGTAGTTCTCCATCCGCTAACTGCAAACAGATTTATATAGAGAAATACTTGACAAGTAATTGAGTATATATTTTTCGATTTTGTTTGTCCACAAAAAGCGAAGTGATGGTTACCTTTTATAAGTGGAGGTACCATTATGGCTACAACCCAAGCTCCTGTAATCCCCGATTTGGTGGACGAAACAGGTGCATACATTTTTAGAAAGTCTTTTACCACCAAGAGTGGTAAGAAAATTGTTTCTAAAAATGGGAAACCATTTAAAATTCCTGTGAAAGTTTAGGAATATATAAGCCCCGCTAAGCGGGGCTTTCTGATTACTGACGCGTGTTTAGTCGCCCATTCTCCCCCCTTAAACGACAATCAAGCCTTGATTGATACAAGGTTTAACCAACGTTTAAGGGCTTTTTTATGTCTGAATTTTCCCCCGAACTCACCCGCGCCATCGAAGATTACGAATTGCGCGTTTCCCCCGACCTGAAAACCGTTACCGGCCGTCTGAAATACGGCATCGGTGTGATTGACGGCGAAATGCACCATGATTTTGCCATGCACCTTTTAACCGTGCGCGAAGACATGGCGATTGACCCGCAACTTGAAGGCCAACCGCGGCTGATTGCCGCCTATGCCGCCTCACTGGATAAATTGGGCGGCTTAGCAGCCGAATCTTTGACACCTGATTTGCTGCTCGACGAGATGACTGCCGCCGACTTTGACGCGCTGTACTGGGCACAAGAGCTGCTGCAAAAAAAGCGGCTTTGCCCGCACCCCGCGCCGACCGTTACCGATACGCCGTCTTAAAACTCGGCCGATACGGCATCACGCCCGCCCAAATCGACGGCATGACCCGACCCGAACTGGAAGGCTGGTTGAAGCAGGCCGACTTAATCGAGCGCGGCCGCGCCGCGCCGGTAGTGATGCCGTGGTTTGTCCCTGCGAACCTCAAACCATCCGCCGCCACGGGCGGGCAGACCCAAACCTTTATCAGTAAGCGTAAGAAAAAATGAGCGATTTGCAAGCAACAGCTTCCTTGATTATCGACATCTATTTCAAACCCTTACCGCCTGACGAGCGGGCGGCGTTAATGGCTTGCCTGCAGGCGCAATACCAAGATTTTCAGCAACCGCCGTTAAAAGTAGACAACGGGGCGGCACTGTTTGGCGAAGGCTGTTTTTAAAGAAAGGAAAAAATGATGAAAGAAACAAAAACGCCGTCCGAATTGACACCCGAACAGCGTAAGGTGTTACAGCGTATTTGGCAGGAAAATGCCCTGTCCGGCAAAATCCTGACGCTGGAAGAGATTAAGCGGATGGAGCAGACGGTACGCTACTTAATCCCTGAATAAGCTCGATTTCGGCATCCAAATTATTCTGAAGAAGCCGGATAATGAGCGTGAGTAAGGCGGGTTGTTTTAAATTATAATGTCGTGGGGATAACACGGCATTTTTTATGGGAGATTTTATGAAAGCGTTTTATATTTTAGCTTTAGCGGCAGTATTGTCAGCCTGTAGCGAGCAAAAACCGGCAGCTTCAACAACAGAAGAAAATAAGTATTACTTTGCGGATAAGTATAAATTTGCCAGCGAACAACAGGCAGATTATTTTGAACGTGCCGCCCGTTTTCGTGTTTTGCAGCAAGGTATTGGCGGGGATTTTGGGCAGTTTTTAAAAGGCGAAATGCCAAGCAGGGACGATTTGGCGAAATACCGCGAAAATATCACGCAAGCCGTCGGCTATTATGGGGAAAATCCTGATGCGGACGACCCCTTCCAATCCTGCGGCGCGGCGGCAAAAACCGCGGAAACTTTAGTGAAAATTATGGTTGCAAGCGGAGGTGGCGGAGTAACCGATTCGGATAGGGACAGTTACCAATCTTATCGCCAGTCTATGCAGGCATGCCGCAAAGCCATATCTGAAGCGGAAAACAGCCTGCCGAAAAAATAAAGGCGTAATGTCAAAAGGGCGCGCCGCCCCCACCACAAAACACCCAACAACTCCTCCTCTTCTTTTCTTTTTTTTTTTTG